AAGATGCAATCAAATGGTTAATGCATCATAATCTAAGTGATAATCCATTAAAACAATTAACAATTATAATCAACTCCCCTGGAGGAGATGTACACGCCGCTTTTGCATTAATAGATGTAATGAAGTCTAGCAGTATACCTATCAAGACAGTAGGACTAGGTTTAATTGCAAGTTGCGGATTTTTAATTTTTATTGCAGGTAAAAAAGGGCAAAGAATTTTAACGCCTAATACAAGTATTCTATCACATCAATACAGTTGGGGTAGCAGAGGTAAGGAACATGAATTATATGCAAGAGTAAAAGAGTTTGAATTAAGCACTGACAGAATGATTAAGCATTATAAAAAATGTATTGGTATGTCAGAAGCAAAGATTAAAGAAATACTTTTACCGCCACAAGATGTTTGGTTAAGTGCCGAAGAGGCAATGAAACTTAAAATTTGTGATAAAATAGAGGACTTGTACTAATGTGTCCTGCTTGTTATATTAACGGATCGTTGTTTTTGATATTTGGTGCCGCAGGTGCCAGCATAGCAAACAATCCTTGGGTAATCGCAATCAGTGTGGTATTAACCATTGCCGGTTTTTGGTGGATGTGGAAAGCATACAAAAGAAATAAAGGTAAAGGCGGGTTCAAAAAGAATTTAAAAACAACTGTGATTTACGTGTTAGTATTTGCGGCAGGCTTTGTTACTGCTTCTTATATTACACATGATTACTTCAAAACCAAGTACGAAACTAAAATCGAGGAGTTGTACTAATGCGTGACGATCTAATGGTTCAGCAACAGGTTGATAATGTATGGCAACACATGGTCGGAGTCATATGTCTAAACCAAGTAGATCGCAAACAAACTAAACCTGTGCTCACAGAACTGTTTAAAAGATACCCTACTGCTCATTCATTGTTACGTGGTTGCACAATACCTATGCTAGAAAAACTATTACAACCTTTAGGAATGCAAAGTGTAAGAGCAAAACGTATATACAAAATGAGTATTCAAATAGAAAACTGGAACGGCGAAGATGCTAAAGACTTATACGGAATAGGAAAATATGGGTCAGACAGTTATCAAATATTTTACAAAAATAAAATTCCTGCAAATGTTGAAGATAAAGAACTTAAAAGATATATTACTGAGGAATTAAATTATGGAGTTTAAAGACATACCTTGGTCGGACGTTGTTGTTGACGCAAAAGGTTTTACAGTTTTTAAAGACAAGTACCCTGTGACAGAGGGACATTTATTGTTTGTACCCAAAGAACAAGATTGGCAACATTTAACAAAGTGTTTTGAAGCGGCGTATAAATGGGGTTATGATTGGGTAGAACGTGGTTACTGCGATAGTTTTAACATTGGACAAAATGTTGGAGCAGAAGCAGGCCAAACTGTGATGTATCCACACGTACATTTGATTCCAAGGCGTAAAGGCGATATGGAAGATCCGCGTGGGGGTGTAAGACACGTGATTCCAGAAAAAGGAAACTATCGAAAAGCATTAGATAAAGAAATAAATGGCAAATATACCATAGAAGAAATAGTTGATGCGACAAATAAAATTTTGGAAAACACTTGACAAAAACCTAAATATACATTATATTATAAAGTATAGGAGTTATAAATGAAATTAAGATATTCAGAAGCATTTTATTCTGTGCAAGGTGAAGGACGTTTTGTTGGTGTTCCTTCAGTCTTTTTAAGAACATTTGGTTGTAATTTTCGTTGTATGAATTTTGGTTTGCCCGAAGGCGAACCTATGCGAGATGAAAAACTAAAAAATGGAATAAAATATAATCCTGAAGTTAAAGCACTATTAGATGATGGTGTTTTAGATAAAGTAAATACGTTTGAAGAATTGCCTATCATACACACAGGTTGTGATACGTATGCAAGTATCTATCCTGAATTTAAAAAGTTTATGAAGGATCATACAATAGATGAAGTTGTAGATTATGTTCTAAGTCTAACGCCAGAAGGCAAATGGACTATGAGCAACGGGCAAGATGTTCATTTTATATTAACAGGCGGTGAGCCTTTACTTGGGTGGCAAAGATTTTATATAGATCTTTTTGAACATCCTAAAATGGGAGATTTAAAAAATGTCACGTTTGAAACAAATACAACACAGAAACTCCATCCAGATTTCAAAGACTATCTTGGATCTCAAAATAGATTTGAAGTCACTTGGTCATGCAGTCCGAAACTTTCCGTATCAGGCGAGCCTTGGGATACTGCTATCAAGCCTGAAATTGCTAGGTCATATTATGATATACCCAACTCTAGTATGTATTTCAAGTTTGTTGTGGCTAATGAATCTGATGTGGACGAAGTTTCCAGAGCAGTACAAGAATACAATGGAGCAGGTGTGGACGTACCGGTCTACGTCATGCCGCTCGGAGGACGGTCGGAAGAATACAGTCTCAACACAAGACGAGTGGCAAACCTCGCAATGGAACGAGGCTGGAGATACACACCTAGACTACACGTCGACATCTTCGGAAACGCATGGGGAACCTAAAGAGGAAAGACTTGATGAAAAAATTAGGAGGTATATGTAATGTTAGATAAACTTAAGAAAATGTTTGACAAAGGTCATGTGCCTGCAAGTGTGTCTAAAGACAAAGGTACTGATGCTAAAGCAAAAGCAACAAAAGAAAAAAAGCCTTATGTAGAAGTATTAGAAACTAAACTTGATCCTAAAAATCCACGTAATGGATTTTTTGAACTTGATTGGAATGAATACTTTGTTAGAGATCTTAGACTTGCAGGATATCAAGGCGACAGTGAAGAAGCCATTGTTGATGCTTGGTTTAAAGAACTTTGTGGAAATATTGCTAAAGATCAAGGTGTTGCTACTCCAGATACTCCAATGGGTGCTGGTTATATTAACACTAAAAACATTGGCGACGGAAAATCAGAGATAAGTTAATGCTACATACTTGGAAAAGTTTACATCCAGAGAATGAATATGCACCAACTTGGAGTATACCATTTTGGAATACGCAGTTTCCTGATCAGAGTAAAGTAGACAAAATGCGTCAATGGATAATTGACAATGAAACAAATATTGTTCAAAAATACAAAAAGAATACTGAAGGTGATGGCGGAACTGGTTTAGGTGAAAATAGTCTTACTGCACAATATAATTCTTATAATCTATTTCAAGTGACACGTGAAATACCAGTGTTCAAAGAATTACTTAATTGGATACAATCAGAATATGTAAAATTTATGCATACAAATGGCACACTGGTAAGAGACTTGTATATGTACAGTTGGGCCAATGTTGTTCATAAAGGGCAACCAATTACACAACACGGACATGGTGCTCAACATTTTTCTTACATAAGTGGCAATATTCATCTTGACAACTATGCCACAAAGACTGTATACTATGCTCCAGCAGACGATGATGTGCTTATGGAATTTCCAAATGTTAAAGGAGGTTTAACATTTTTTCCAAGTCATGTACTGCACAGTGTACCTGTACACAACGAAGATAACAAAAGAGTAAGTATGGCATTTGATTTATTTGATATGGCGAGTAAAAACACAATAACAACAGATTTACATCTAGCATTAAGGTTAAAAAACACATGACATATATTTTAGTAGATACTGCAAACACATTTTTTAGAGCAAGACACGCCGTAAGAGGTGAGACAGAACTTAAAATAGGAATGGCTTTGCACACTACATTTCAAAGTATTAGAAAAGCATGGAATGATTTTGATGGTAGTCATGTTGTATTTTGTTTAGAAGGACGCAGTTGGCGTAAAGATCACTATGCTCCTTACAAACGTAATAGGCAAGAATCAAGAGATGCTCTTACTGTATCACAACAAGAAGAAGAAAAAGTTTTTTGGGAAACATTTGATGACTTTACAAAGTTTATTAAGAACAAAACAAATTGCACAGTGCTAAGACACGAAAATTTAGAAGCAGATGACTTAATTGCTGGTTGGATTCAAGCACATCCTAACGATAATCATGTAATAGTATCAACAGACGGAGACTTTGCACAACTTATTGCACCTAATGTTCGACAGTACAACGGTGTACAAAAAACAACTATAACACACGAAGGATACTTTGATGAAAAAGGTGCTCGTGTAATAGATAAAAAGACAGGAAAAGAAAAAGAAGCACCTAATCCTGAATGGTTACTGTTTGTAAAATGCATGAGAGGTGACACTAGTGATAATGTGTTTAGTGCATATCCTGGAGTAAGAGTAAAAGGCACAAGAAACAAAGTAGGTCTTACAGAAGCATTTGAGGATAGAACAAGTAAAGGTTTTAATTGGAATAATTTAATGTTGCAACGTTGGGTTGACCATGAAGAAAAAGAACATAGAGTATTAGATGATTATAATCGTAATGTTACACTATGTGATTTAACTGCACAACCAGGTAACATTAGAAAAATTATAAACGATACTATTGAAGAAGCAATAGAACAACCTAAAGACATTAAGCA